TTGAACTATTGGATCCGTTGGACTATCCGGATTTTCAATGCCCAGCTGAAGCTCATCCTATGATCGTTGAAGAAATGAGAAATATGGAACAAATTTTGCTTTCTGGCAAGAGATGTTATTCTATTTTCAAAGCTTGTGTCAAGGATGAACCCACCAAGTTGACTAAAGACAAGGTTAGGGTTTTTCAGGCTGCTGATTGGGCCACACAAATGATGGTTCGTAAATACTTTCTACCACTTGCTCGTATTTTATCCCTATTCCCACTCGATTCTGAGTGTGCTGTGGGCGTAAATGCCCAAGGTCCTGAATGGGATCAATTGGCAAATCATATGAAAAAACATGGCGTAGATCGTATCTTGGCGGGAGATTATAGTAAGTATGATCTTCGTATGCCTGCACAACTTATTAATGCTGCTTTTGCTGCTTTGATTGAAATTGCAGAAAAGTGTGGAAGATACACAAAGGATGACCTCACTACTATGAGAGGTATTGCAACTGAGATTGCATATTCTTGCGTAGCTTACAATGGAGATATTATTATCCATAAGGGTTCCAATCCTTCTGGACAAAATTTGACAGTTTACATTAATTGTATTGTCAATTCTTTGCAATTAAGATGTGCTTATTTCCACCTCTGGCCATCACATTTAGGTAAGCCAAAACCTTTTCGTGAAGTTTGTGCTATTATGACCTATGGTGATGATGTGAAAGGTTCTGTAAAGGAAGGCTATGATTGGTTTAACCACATTTCATATGCCAAGTTCTTGAAAGAACGTGATATGATCTTTACCATGCCCGATAAGGAATCTGAACCGACACCCTACATGAATGATCTCGAAGCTGACTTTTTGAAGCGCGAGAATATTTTTAATGAGGATACTGGTTTGATTCATGGGGCTTTGGCTGAAGAATCTATCTTCAAGTGTCTCCATACTGTACTTGAGTCTAAGGTTGTGTCCTTGGAAGATCAATCAGCTGGAAACATTGATGGGGCCTTACGTGAGTGGTGGCAACACGGTAAGGAAGTTTACGAATTGCGCG